CACACTTGGAAAGTGTATTGTGCTTGAGGATACAAATGGAAACAAGAAACTGTACCAGAAGGCATCTGAAGCAAAGATCGATGCTGTAGCAGCATTGATGGATGCCGTTGTTGCATACAAGTTGAATAAGGAGAGTTTTGAATAATGCCTTCAGTAATTCAACGTTTTCGATCAGGATGGAATGCCTTCTTAGGCAGAAATCCGACAAATGTAATAACTCGAGAAGGACCGGGGATCGAGTATTACAGTTACGCTTACAGGCCGGATAGAGCAAGATTTTCCAGAGGAAATGAACGCTCTATTGTGGCCTCTATTTACAACCGTATAGCAATTGATGTCTCAGCGATTTCGTTTGAGCATGCCATGGTAGACGAGAATGGCGCATATACGGCTCCCGTTGATTCCGGTCTTAACAATTGTTTGAATATCAGTGCGAATACGGATCAGACAGGAAAAGCACTTTTGCAAGATTTGGTGCAATCTATGTTTGATGAGGGTTGTGTCGCTGTTGTCCCAACCGATACCGATTATGACCCAACTGAGCTTTCCGAGCGCTTTAATATATTAGAGCTTCGGGTTGGCCGTATTACGCAGTGGTATCCATCTGAGGTGATGGTTCATTTGTATAACGAGAGGACTGGACGCTATCAAGACGTCCGACTTCCCAAGTCTTCTGTGGCAATCATTGAAAATCCTTTCTATGCCACTATGAATGAACCAAACAGTACTCTGCAACGTCTAGTTCGTACCATCAATAAACTAGATGATCTAAACTCCCAAACTGCATCTGGAAAACTTGATCTGATCATTCAGCTTCCTTATGTTGTTCGATCCGAGCAGCGACGTATTGAAGCAAATCAGAGAAGGAAAGAACTGGAAAGCCAGTTAGCCGGTTCAAAGTACGGAGTGGCTTGGACAGATGGAACAGAGCACGTCACCCAGCTTAACCGATCCCTAGAGAATAATCTCTGGGAACAGGTTAAAGATCTTACAGCTCAGCTGTATAACCAGCTTTACCTCACCCAAGCTGTTCTTGATGGTTCTGCAGATGAAACTGTAATGATCAACTATTACAACAATACAATTGCTCCAATATGCTCGGCGATTTGTGATGAGTTTAAACGGAAATTCTTGAGCAAAACAGCTCGGAGTCAGGGCCAGTCTGTTGTGTTCTTTAGAGATCCGTTTAAGCTTGTCCCAGTTGCTAAGCTTGCTGAGATTGCTGATAAGTTCAGAAGAAATGAAATTATGACTTCTAACGAACTTAGAGCTGAGATCGGCTTCCGACCGTCTAAGTCCGAGAAGGCTGAAACCCTTGACAATCCGAATCTCAACCAAAGCAAAGAAGCGATTGATGCTCAAAATGGTGAGGCTGATGCATCTGGAGCAGAAGAAGAAATTAATAAAATGATAGGAGGTAGTCAAGATGGCTGATTACGATTTTGCTGGATGGGCCACCAAAAATGACGTCCTCTGTAGCGATGGAACAACCATTAAGCCAGGATGCTTTGATGAGCAGGATGGAGAACGAGTCCCTCTGATATGGATGCATAACCATAATGATGTCGGACAGGTTCTTGGTCATGCTTTACTTCAGAAACGTCCTGAAGGAATGTACGCCTATGGAAAATTCAATGATACCCCAGCAGGACAGTATGCAAAGTCACTGATTAAGAACGGAGACGTTGATTCTCTTAGCATATTTGCAAATCATCTTAAGCGTGCTGGAAAGAAATTAAATGATATTGTCCATGGAAGAATAAGAGAGCTTTCTCTGGTTATTGGTGGTTCCGATCCAACAGCAAAAGTAGATTGGGTTCTTGAGCATGGTGAAGAAGTAGAAGATGAAGCTATTTTTAGTGGATTTGGAGAACCTTATATTTGTCATGCTGAAGACGAAGAGGATGACGAAATGGACGAAGATACAAAGAAGAAGTCTCCAGAGTCTAAAGATGATGAAGGAGATACTGAAACTGTAAAGGACGTATTTGATACGCTTACAGAAAAACAGAAGAAAGCGGTCGCCATTATTGTTGGTCAGATCATCAAAGAGCAGAAGGATAAAAAGTCGCCCGATGCAAAAGAAGATGATGTAAAGCATGCAGATCAGAAGACTGCAGAAGAAGATGACGACAGTAACGAAACCGTCGAGGACGTTTACAACACTTTGACTGACAAGCAGAAGAAGGTTGTTGAGTTCCTTGTAGGTAAGTTGATTGAAGAAAAAGAAAAAACAAAAACAAAAGGAGAAGATACTATGAAGCACAACGTGTTTGACGGTGAGAACAACGAAGCAAAAGACACGAGAGACATCATTTCCCACGCTGAGCAGGGAGAGATTCTTGAGATGGCTAAGAAGCCTGGAATGTCTCTTCAGTCTGCTCTTGCGCAGTATGCAGAAGATAAGGGCATCGAGCATGCCGATACTGCTGAGGTTGTTTCCGGATTCGATGATAAGAAGAACGTCTATGATAATAGAACGTCTCTCAATCTGATGTTCCCTGATTATAAGGAAGTTTATCCTGGAGCTCCGGAGCTTATTACGTCTGATCAGGGATGGATCACAAGAGTCCTTGCAAAGGTTAAGAAGAGCCCGATTTCCAGAGTTCGTACTTCTCAGGTTGACATCCGTGCAATCGATGATCTTCGTGCAAAGGGATACCAGAAGGGGAAGAGAAAGACCCCGGCTGGCAATTTCTCGCTGATCCGTAGAACTACTGATCCTCAGACTGTCTATGTTATGGACGCTCTTAACAGAGACGATATCACTGACATTACTGACTTCGATTATGTTCAGTACATGTATAATATTGATCGGCTTATGCTGAATGAGGAAATTGCTACTGCAATCATGATCGGTGACGGTCGTGATGATGGAGCAGAAGGCAAGGTTATGCCTGAGCATATTCGTCCGATCTGGACCGATGATGAGCTCTACGTTAAGCATATTGACCTTGATATCGATGCAGCAAAGAAGGAGCTTCAGGGAACAGGCACAGCTACAAGCTTCGGAACAAACTTCATCTATGCTGAGGCAATCATTGAGGCTCTGCTTCATGGTCGTGAAGAGAACTTCAGAGGAACTGGCACTCCGGACTTCTATTGCACTCCTGCTCTTATGAACAAGATGCTGCTTGCAAGAGACATGAATGGCCGTCGTATTTACGCAACGAAGACCGAGCTTCAGGCCGCTCTTAACATTGGCGAGATGATCACGGCAGAACAGTTTGCTAACCGTGTCAGAACCGATTCCGAGGGTAAGAAGCACAGACTCCTTGGTATTGTTGGCAACCTTGCTGACTATCAGGTTGGTTCGACCAAGGGCGGCGAGATTAGCCACTTTAGTCAGTTCGACATTCGGTTCAACCAGAATCTGAGCCTTCTTGAGACTCGTCTGTCTGGTGCTGTAACTCGCATTTACTCCTTCATTGTTCTTGAGGAGCTTGTCAACGAGACTCCGGGAGCTGGAGCGTAATTCATTCTCAAAATGAACCTCGTGGTTTGCTTATGAATTATAAGTGAGCCATGAGGTTTATCATTTGGAAAGGAATCGAGTATGAAATGGTTTGGAAAGATAGCGTTTGCAGACCAAAAGGATGATGGTACGGGTGTATGGAAGAGTGTTATCACTGAGCGTGACTATTATGGTGACGTCTTAAGGAACAGCAAAAGAGATGAAAATAGTACCGTAATTAATTCAAATATTACTCTTTCGAATCAACTGAGCGTTGTAGCAGACCCTTTTATACTCGACTCTTTTACCGAAATTGTTTACGTAGAAATATTCGGGAAGAAGTGGAAGGTCAGCTCGGTTGATGTAAATTATCCTCGACTGACAATTAACTTTGGAGAACTATATGCTGAAGAGAGTTGATATTCAAGAGAAATTTAAATTCCTTCTTGGCAGCAATAACGTCTACTATCAACCTCCAGCAAACTTAAAAATGAAATACCCAGCAATTGTTTATAGTCTGGATGGGTTAGACGTTAAACGCTTTGATAACACAAGATTAATTAACAAAAATTGTTTCTCAGTTACTCACATTTATAGAAATGAAAGTGAGAACTTAGTAGAAGCAATGCTAAAGAACTTCGAATACATTTCGTTTGATAACCGATCAATAGTCGATGGTATATACAACGACCATTACACTATTTATTGGTAACTTTGGAGGACATTCACCATGTATCCTTACGACAACCTTACTATTCCAGGACTTAATTCAATAAATCCAGGACTTAATTCAATAAATTTTCAGGGTCCATATAACAAAATGGAAATACCGAGAGTTAGTGGAAGAGATGGCGCGAATTCATTCCAGTTAGCTCCAAATAGTTCGGTTCTTATGATTGATCTGACTCAGGAAGATGTGATTTGGTGCAAATCTACGGACAGTGCTGGATTCGCCACTCTTAAACCATACAGGATTACTGAGATCGAAGAACCAAAAGTTGTTGACACAAAAGCGACTGAAGAATCACCAGAGTATGCTTTGAAATCTGATGTTGATCGGATCGAAGAAAAGATCGATAAGCTTTTGGCAGAGCTCCATTGAATGAGGAGGAGCAGACAATGAATCCGATATTAAGACAATTAGGAACTGGGCAGCAGGAATCTCAAAATCAGAATAATGATTCTCTGCCTACAAGTTTAAATGATCCAAGATTAGACGCGGCCAAGAATTATGTGGCACAGCATGGGGGAAACCCTCAGAGAGCGTTCTACCAGCTGTGTAATGAGAAGGGCCTTAATCCTGCTGGAATAATAAATATGGTATTTGGGAGGAAGTAACTTATGGCTAGAATATTATGTAACGTTGCTGGTGGCGGGAAACCATTGAAAGGCAACGCTGAAACTGGTGATGTACTTGCTGGAAAGACCTTCTCAAATAAGCAGTCTAACGCTCTGACTGGCACTATGGCAAACCAAGGAGGATACACAGCATCCAAGTCGTGGGCAAGAGGGGGCGGCACTACCTACATTCGTATCCCCAAAGGCGCTTATCTTACTGCGGCAAACAATGGCCTTGACCTTCCGGAGATTACGGTCGCTGATAACCTGTATGGGCAGGGAGAGTACGACTCCAACTATAATTCAGGTTATACGAACGGACATAATCAGGGCGTTAATGATGGCATTAACTCAGTAAACATAGATTTCTTTTGTCTCTGGGCGTTTGAATCAAATGCTTCCAACTGGAATGGCCACGGATATTCTCTCTGGAACACTCTAAACAAAAAACAAAATAGTGGCAATATTCTTTCTGTAGGTAACTTTGGCTGGTATGGATATTACAACGGAGAAGGTTCAAACACCAGGCATGGAGAACTTATTGCGAAAGTGAATTGCACAATTGTGAGTAATAAAGGAACGTGGAACCTTAATGCCGGTCAGAACGTAGCAGTATCAATAGCCGATGGAAATAATGGTCGCGGAGACTGGCAGGGCTATGCTTACGCGCGGTAATTACTTGTAAAAGACACGCACGGTGTAATCGAGATTTTGTCACCCGC